GTGAGTGGCGGTATATGTAATACTGCATCAAATTATGGTTCAACAGTAGGTGGTGGCAACTGTAATAATGCGTTATCCAACCGTTCAACAGTAGGTGGTGGGTGTATTAATACCGCATCAGGTTATTATTCAACAGTAAGTGGTGGCTATTGTAATACTGCATCAGGTGGTGCTTCAACAGTAGGTGGTGGTTGTCTTAATACCGCATCATGTAATTATTCAACAGTAAGCGGTGGTTTTTGTAATATTGCATCAGGTGCTTGTTCAACAGTAGGTGGTGGTTTTCGTAATACAGCATCAAGTAATTATTCAACAGTAAGTGGTGGTTATTTTAATATCGCATCAGGTAATACTTCAACAGTAGGTGGTGGTGTATTTAATATTGCATCATGTGATTATTCAACAGTAAGCGGTGGTATATGTAATAATGCATCAGGTTGTACTTCAACTGTAGGTGGTGGTATATGTAATACTGCATCAGGTTGTTATTCTTCAACAGTAAGTGGTGGTCGTGAAAATACAGCATCATGTAGTTATTCGACCGTAGGTGGTGGTAGAAATAATACAGCATCAGGTAGTTATTCGACAGTAAGTGGTGGTTATTGTAATACCGCATCAGGTGATTGGTCAACAGTAGGTGGTGGTGTATGTAATACCGCATCAGGTAATACTTCAACAGTAGGTGGTGGTTTATGTAATACTGCATCAGGTGGTTATTCAACAGTAAGTGGTGGTATAAGTAATACTGCATCAGGTAATTACTCAACAGTAAGTGGTGGTAGAGGTAATACATCGTCATCTCTTTATTCAACAGTAAGTGGTGGTAATGGTAATATCGCATCATGTGATTATTCAACCGTAAGTGGTGGTTATTGTAATAACGCGTTAGGTGATAGATCAACAATAGGTGGTGGTGATTGTAATACAATAAATACTTTTACAACATGTTCAGGTTACTATACATATGGAAATACCATAGGTGGTGGTCAACAAAATACAATAAATTCAAATAGTGCTGGTTATGGAAATGCTGGTGGCGTTACAATAGCAGGTGGTTTTAACAATACAACATGTTCAAACTTATATGGGTTTAATACCATAGGTGGTGGTTTTTGTAATATAGCATCATGTGATTATTCAACAATAGGTGGTGGTAGAGATAATATCGCATCAAGTAATTATTCAACAGTAAGTGGTGGTTTATGTAATACAGCATCAGGTAATCGTTCAACAGTAAGTGGTGGTAGAAATAATACTGCATCATGTTGTTTTTCAACTGTAGGTGGTGGTTTTTGTAATACGGCATCAGCTTATTATTCAACAGTAAGTGGTGGTAGATGTAATACGGCATCACTTTGTACTTCGACAGTAGGTGGTGGTGTATGTAATACTGCATCAGGACAAACATCAACAGTAAGTGGTGGTCAAAGTAATACAGCATCAGGTGGTCGTTCAACAGTAAGTGGTGGTTTATGTAATACCGCATCAGCGGATTGTTCAACAGTAGGTGGTGGTATAAGTAATACAATAAATACTTTTACAACATGTTCAGGTTACAGTGTATATGGAAATACCATAGGTGGTGGTCAAAGTAATACAATAAATTCAAATAGTGCTTGTTACGGAAATGCTGGTGGCGTTACAATAGCTGGTGGTTTTAACAATACCACATGTTCAGGTTGCTATGGATTTAATACTATAGGTGGTGGTGGTAATAATACTGCATCATGTGATTTTTCAACAGTAGGTGGTGGTAATTGTAATACTGCATCAGGCTTTACTTCAACAGTAAGTGGTGGTGGTGGTAATATCGCATCATGTAATTATTCAACAGTAGGTGGTGGTCAAAATAATACCGCATCAGATTATTTTTCAACAGTAAGTGGTGGTCAATGTAATACCGCATCATGTGGTTATTCAACAGTAAGTGGTGGTGCATTTAATATCGCATCAGGTTGTACTTCAACAGTTAGTGGTGGTTATTGTAATAATGCGTTAGGTGGTAGTTCAACAGTAAGTGGCGGTGCATTTAATACCGCATCAGAGTATACTTCAACTGTAGGTGGTGGTTATGTTAATACTGCATCATCGGATTGTTCAACTGTAGGTGGTGGTTATTGTAATAATGCATTAGGTTGTAGTTCAACAGTAAGTGGTGGTTATGGTAATACGGCATCAGGTTGTTATTCAACAATAGGTGGAGGTAAATGTAATACAGCGTCAAGTTATCAATTAACAACAGTAAGTGGTGGTTATTGTAATATTGCATCAAACATTGGTTCAACTGTAGGTGGCGGTTTAAGTAATAACGCATCAGGTTATTCTTCAACGGTAAGTGGTGGTCAATGTAATACTTCATTAGGTGGTTATTCAACAGTAGGTGGTGGTCAATGTAATACCGCATCAGCGGATTGTTCAACAGTTGGTGGTGGTTTTCGTAATATTGCATCAGGTTGTACTTCAACAGTAAGTGGTGGTCAATGTAATACTATTAATACTTTTACAACATGTTCAGGTTACAGTGTATATGGAAATACCATAGGTGGTGGTCAACAAAATACAATAAATTCAAATAGTGCTTATAATGGAAATGCTGGTGGTGTTACAATAGCAGGTGGTTTTAACAATACAACATGTTCAAACTATTATGGATTTAATACCATAGGTGGTGGTTGTAATAATATAGCATCATGTGATTTTTCAACAGTAGGTGGTGGTCAAAGTAATACTGCATCAAGTTATTGGGCAACAGTTGGTGGTGGTCAATGTAATTCAGCATATAGTGATGGGTCAACGGTAAGTGGTGGTCAAAATAATACAGCATCAGATACTTATTCAACAGTAGGTGGTGGTGGTGGTAATACAGCATCAGGTCAAGCTTCAACGGTAAGTGGTGGTATATGTAATACTACACTAGGTGATTATTCAACAGTAGGTGGTGGTAGTAATAATATCATATCATCAGGTTCAACAGCTTCTGGTATATTAGGTGGGGTATCTAACTCAATAACAGGCAACACATGTACATTCATAGTTGGTTCTTGTATCACTGCAATAGCATCTTGCACCACACACGTAAACTGTTTAGCCATTATGAATATACCTACATCTTCTGCTGGTTTATGTGCTGGTATGGTTTATAGTTCTAGTGGGATACTTATGATTGTATAACACTATTTATAATAAAATAATAATAATAATAATAATTTAAATTAAAAAAAAAGAAAAAATGGAATCAAACTTTAAAATTGCGAACATGAAAAGAACACCAGTAGACGGTGTAGTTATTGACGTAACTTTCATAATCAACTTCTCATTGGAGAGTATTACCGATAGACATGTCGGTTCAATTAAATTGGTAGGTGACCCTTCATCACCTGATTTCGTAGCCTTTAATGAATTGACCGAGGAATTGGTTATCGAATGGGTTAAGGATGAATTAGGCGCGGATAAGTTAACCGAACTTTTTATAACTATGGAAAATAGGTTACAAGCGAAATTGGATAAAAAAAATAATCCAGAATTCATCGCTGGAACTCCATGGGGTGGCATTTCAAATGGTTTATTAGGTTCATTAAACCCATAATATGAATGGACTTCTTTATAAATAAAAACTCCACATTACCCGTAATGTATTTAGAACTCATACCTGATGGTAGGTATGATTATTCTTGCTTTTACGATAAGTTGCAGAATGCTGACATATATTTCATGATGTCAGATATCGATAACGGCGTTAAAAAAGTCGGTAAGAAATTGACCGATGCGGTAAAAAAAGAAGGTTGTAATGGTGCTGAGGGTTGTTTAGGCGAGGAGTATTATCTTTCATATAATTTCACTGAACGAGATACCAATAAAGGAGGGGTGTTTATCGGTCAATTCATAATTAACTTCTTAGATGGGTCAGGTGAATTGATTGTACCAATACGAGAAGAATTGAGAATTAACATATTGGAAGGGTCGGTGAAAAAATAATTCGACCTTTCCATTTTTTTACATATCTTTGCTTGATATTATAAGCGAGGTTTAACATTTTTAACGAAACATTTTTTTAACATGGAAATTAATTCAGAAGTAATCTCCCAGTTTATGACTGGTAGAGATGAACAGAAGTACATAGTGGCGATAGAAGCCGCTTACAACGAAAACATCGCATACGTGGTGGTCAATCACCCAGAGAAAGGTAAATACATAGAGAGATTCAAATATAAACCGTTCCTTTGGATGAAGGAAGAGGTTGGACATATGCTCTTTGATGGTAACAAGACCAAGCTCAGAGCAGCCATGCAAAAGTATGGTATCACAATAAAGAAACTTAGGACATCAAACGCTGATGGTATAACACCTTCGCGTATGGACAAAGGTTTTAAATTCCTAGTAACATGTTCAGAGTCTCATAGTAAATTGAATTGGTTCTTTAAAGAAGCTGGATTCAACCCAAGAGAGGGTAATAATTCTAAACTCATATTCAAATTTGCACCTGATGAACAATTCATGATTCAGACAGGTAAAAGGTTATTTAAGGGTTTTGAGGACTATGATGAACTACACAGATTACAATTTGACCTTGAGACACAAGGACTTGACCCTATGGGTGACCCTATATTTCAAATAGGAATACGCGATAATAGAGGTTACGAAAGAATCATAGAGGTTGTTGGTAACACACCACAAGAGTTAAGAGATGCTGAAAGGATTGCAATCGTAGAATTTTTCAAAGTTATTGATGACATACAACCTGATATCATAGCAGGTTATAATTCAGCAAACTTCGATTGGCCATTCCTATATAAAAGGTCAGATAGACTTAGTGTTGATATCACTAAATTCGTAAAAGGTCTAGATGATGAAACACCTATAAAAGATTCTGATTGGAATCTCAAGATGGGCCAAGAAACTGAGAGATACAGTCAGACATTACTGTGGGGATATAACGTTTTAGATATATCTCATTCAGTAAGGAGAGCGCAAGCAATCAATTCAAGTATCAAGAGTTGGTCTCTAAAATACATCACCAAATTCTCAAAGGCACAAAAACCTAATCGCGTATATGTCGATGGTGATAAAATATACAGCACATGGAAAGATACCGATAATGTATATTATTTCAATGAAGATAATGGTAACTGGTTCAAGTACATACAAGGTAATTTAGACCATGAAGAAATCATATCAAGTGGTGATTATGATGAGGTCAAAGGTGAATATATAGTAGAAAGATACCTTTTGGATGACCTTTGGGAAACAGAAAAAATAGATAATATCTATAATCAAGCGCCGTTTTTGCTCGCTAAATCTATACCAACTTCTTATATGAGGAGTTCAACTATGGGTACCGCAGGTCAATGGAGTCTTATGTTAGCCGCTTGGTCTTATGAACACGGTCTGGCTATACCTGACTATGAAAATAAAAGAGAATTCACTGGTGGTCTATCAAGACTACTTGAAACTGGGTTTGCTGAGGAGGTTGGTAAATTGGATTATGCCGCACTATATCCTAAAACGACACTAACCTATGGTATATTCCCAGATACTGATATCAGTGGGGTGTTCAAAGGACTTCTCACCTATATTGTTGATAATAGAGATAAATATAAATTCTTAGTTGAAGATTATAAGGAAAAAGTAGCTGAACTGAGTGAACTTGAGTCTACGGATGAGAATAAGTTACTTATCGAAAAGTATTCTAAGACGGCCTCTGACTATGACAAGAAGCAATTACCACTTAAGATTCTAGCTAACTCATTCTATGGGGCTTATGGCGCTCCATATATATTCCCATGGGGTGACACAATGTGCGCTGAGAAAATCACATGTATGTCAAGACAACACCTTAGACTAATGGTGAGAATCTTTACTGAGAAATGGGGTTTTAATGCATTAGTACTAGACACCGATGGAGTAAATTTCTCAATACCAAATAATGTGAATGATTTCAAATACACCGCATTGGGTGATCATTGGAAGACCGCTAAGTATAAAGGTGTCGATTTATCTGGGTTAAACGCGTGTCTTGCATATTTCAACGAGAATTATATGGAAGGTTGGATGGGTCTTGACGTTGACGATGTATGTAAAGCCACTATCAATTTTAAACGTAAGAACTACGCCAACTTGATAGGTACCAAAGTTAAATTGGTAGGTAACTCAGTTAAGTCAAAAGCTATGCCGACTTATATCGAAGATTTCTTAGATAAAGGTATCAAACTACTTCTGGATGGTAAGGGTTATGAATTCATAAACTATTATTATGAATACATCGAGGATGTCTATAACTATAGAATACCCTTGATTAAAATAGCTTCTAAGGCTAGGGTTAAACAGACTATAGAAGCCTACTACGCTGACAGTAAGACCAAGACCAAATCGGGTTCCTTAAAGGCACGAAAAGCGCACATGGAACTGATTATACACCACGACATGCAACCAAAATTGGGTGACGTGATTTATTATGTCAACACCGCAGAAACTAAGTCTAAAGGTGATGTTCAAATGGTTACGGATAGAACAACGAAAACTCGTAAGGTGATATTGAATTGTAAAATCATACCACAGGAAGATATTGAGAACAATCCTAATGTCGTATCTGATGAGTATAACGTGCATAAATATATCGATGCATTCAACACCCGTATATCACCATTATTGGTTGTCTTCTCTAGAGAAATAAGAGATAAGATATTAGTCGATATGGTTAAGGATAAAAAAACAAAACTATACCAACTAAGCGATAAACATTATTTTACCGAATCAGAGTGTAAATTAGTTTCAGGTCAACCTCTAAATGAAAAAGACCAAGACACATATGAGGAACTTATGACTATGGAGAATAAGGAAATCCGATTTTGGATGGCAGCTAACGAGATTCCTAACCGAATGACAAATGATGAGTGGAGCGAAGTCAAAGGTGGTTATTTCGCTAACAAAGCAAAAGGTATCAAAAAGGATTTAGATAGGCTTATGGAGGTATGTCTAAGATTGGAATCAGCTCAATTGAATGCCATAATCAACACAGGTAAATTACCAACAGATGTATCAGATATAGTTAAATTATCAACTGATGGTCATCTGATGTCTAAGGAATGGGATGAACCGATAAGTGACATGTCCATATTATTCCAATATATGGATATGGCTAAATTCAGAAATAAATTCTACATCGAATTTAAAATTTCTGGCACTAAGAAATACGATAAGTGGGTGAAATTCATAGAGATAGCCAAAATACCCGATACCTTTACCTTAGATAACTACGAAAAGTTATTAGTAGATTTGTCTGACTACTCTTTGAAAGAGCTTATGAAAGTCGATAACGGTATACTGTCAACAATAATGAGTCGATATACTAATAATAGTCAACCACCAACGCTCTCAGGTGATGTTATGACTGATGTAATGGTCTTTATGTCTGAGGTAGAAGCTCTTTAATAAACCCAGAACCCTAATGGGTTGTATTTAAGAGCTTTATTAAGATTTTCGGCTTCATTTGCTGCACGTTCTAGCTGGCTTGTACTGGATAACCTAGTTAACCTTTCATCAAGTCTTTCTAAGATGGCTTTACGCTCCTCATTACCTTCACTAAGTAGTGATTCGTAATCCATTGTAGCTTGAGCTTCAGGTGGGCCAATCAACCCACCGAATTTACCTCTAGTCCTACCTAATGCTCGTTTGGATTCGGCAAAGAATAGTTGTCGAATCAACGTCTTTGTAGGGGCATTAAATTTCGAATAATCCAATTTGGCCAAAGGTACATCGTTCGGCATTATTATCACATCAGGGTTCTCCAATCTACACTCTTCCAAAGTATCTGGGGTGGTTTCGTAGTAATGATACCATACTTGACAACCCCTCATATTAATGCTACCACCAGCACCGCCAATTCCTCCACCGAAAGATAATTTTGAACCTGGTGTTGACATCAAATGCAATAGTCTAGTTCCATTTGGTCCAGCCGTAACTTTGTACGTTAATTCACTCCTTAATATTCTATTTTTAAGATTGAAATCTGATGCTGTTAAAAGTATATCATAGGCTGGGGCGATATAGTACCCACCACGCCCACCTGAATTGGAACCGCCAGCAGTGCCCCCAAGTTGAGCAACGCCACCCCCGAAACCGTAGTCAATACCCGCATAGTTGGCGAGTAGCGCCATATCTGTTGTAGGTGGTGTTATCCACAATACTTCGTTAATTTCTCTATTGGCAGGTATCTGATATACTTGTCTACCAGACTCTAAGGTAATATAGTCTTTTTTAAGTTCCCATGGACCTCTGGACTGTAATCCGACCTGTTTTGAAAATGCGTATGTGTATTGTGTAACAAAATCCTGTGACCTAACTGATAATGCGAAGGCCATATCGATAGTATCCACATTTGCACCTAATAACGATTGCCATTGGTGTTCAATCAACCATTCAGAGATATACATGCTGTAATCCTCAATAGAAATTTCTAATAGAGTACACAAAGTTTCATGCTGAAGCTCTACATCTCGAAGTGGAGCACCCATAATATGACGAAACTGCTGAAATAGCTTTTCTTTTTCTTCTAAACTGGCTGGCATATCTATATGTTTAATAGTAAATATGCGATAACTATTAAATTACTTTTCGTTAATCAATCTTTTAATCGTTTCAAAACCCTCTTCAATAGTAAAAAAAGACCTTTCTGGCACCAGTATCTTTTTACCTACTATAACAATAGGTACACTATCAGCATTACTTATTTCCATCAACTTGTTAAACTCTAATTTATTACTAGGTTCATTTATGTCGATTTCCTTATAGGTTATACCTTCATTTATCATAAGTTCTTTTAGTTCCGAACAATAATGACACCCTTTCATTGTGTAAATTCTAACTGCGTTACTCATCTGTGTGTTCAATAAAATCTGTTATTATATCTTGTTCTTGATTTTTAACCCCCAATATTCTATCAATAACACTTTTCTTGTATTTTAACGTGTACCACATTCTAGTGGTAATCGTATCTTGAAATAACTGATAGTATACTGTCACGTTGTTTTTCTGACCGATGCGGTAAGCACGATCTTCTGCTTGTTCGTTATTTCCAGTAACCCAATCGAATGAGTTAAAAATAACGGTATCGGCAGCAGTTAGTGTTATCCCAACTCCAGCTGATATTATATTACCGATAAATATCTTTATATCATTATTACTCTGGAAAACGTCAACTGATTTCTGTTTATCTTTGTTACTCATAGAACCGTGATGTGTAACACACCTTCTCCCAAAATGCTCTTGTAAAGTTAATAATTCTTCAGAAAAAGACGTGAATATTATCACTTTTCCACCATTTTCAATGATATCTTCTGCCATTTCAATGGTATACTGAATAGCTTTTAATGCAATAGACTGTCTTAATAGGATTAATTCTACCAAATCTCTATCGGGTGTACCTCTTTTCTTTTCTTCAGCTCGTTTAATGAGATACTCTTCCCATAGACCTTCATACTCAATATATTCACTAGGTGATAATTCGTGGTGTGTTGGCACAATTATCTTATCAGGCATATCAATCACTTCATGCTTCATGCGACGCATAAATATGTTCTTAATACGTACTGATAATTCATCCAAATTAGAGCTACCATCAACCAACCATATTGTTTTAGTTTGACCAGATTTAAGTTTACGTGTTATTTTTTTACCATCACAATAACGTTTAACATAAAACTGCCAATTTTCAGCCAAAGGATGGTCTATTATCTTCAATAGGTTATACAAATCTTTGGGTCGATTGGCGACAGGCGTACCTGTTAATAACCAAACGTATTCCATTTTAAGCTTCTTAACCAAATCAGCAACAATCATACCTCTTATCGAATCATGGTTCTTAAGATAATGGGCTTCATCCACAATCATCAAATCAAATTGACTATCCACTATATCAGTTAGCACTACATCTGGTGTAACACCTTTTTTAACTACGGTATGGAAGTTCTTTAGAATATCAAAGTTTATTATTGTAAATTTGGCTGGATTCCATTTTCGACCTGATATCACAGATGTATCATACTGTTGTAGCATATGTATCTCACGCTCCCAATTTATTTTAGTGGAAGATGGACATACGATAAGTATTTTTTTTACTCCACTCTCAAGAGCAGCTATAATTGACGTGACAGTTTTTCCCAAACCCATATCATCTGCCAATATACATTTTTTCCTACCCAATAAAAACTTAACACCTTCTTTTTGATGTTCATATGGTACTCGACCTAAAATATCTAAATCAATGTATTTTTCGAAATCGACATGTACATCAATCGGTTCAAAATACGGGTCATCCAACACTTGCGTCTTAGGTAACCAATACAATTCATATGAAACTTGTTTTTGTGTTAACTTTCCATATACATGAAACGCTTTTTCATTTTCTGCCAATATGAAACCGATATATACCCTTTCAGGTGTGAATTTAAGGTTGTATTTAGTTTGAAATTCAGTACCTAAATACGAACTTATTCCAATAACTCTATCAACTTTAAATGGTTCCTTATCATAGTTCTCCAATATATAGGATTCTTGATTGGGTGTTAGCGTCAATTTACCCTTATCAACGAATTTAGCTTTTAGTTCTGATAAATACGGATTCTTCCCAGAATACAAACTGAGTTTATCTATAGCGCCAACACCTTTAAGGTCAGATAAGTTAATAGCCATATATTAAATATATGCTAATAATAATAAATTGTCAATAGAAACATAATAGACCTTGCGATATTTACTATAAAAAGCACTATTATGAGTAGACCTAATATCGTACCCATTACTAGAACCAGCAAATTCTTTTCTGGTAGAGATTTCGACCTAGAAATAAAAATGTCACGGGAATTTATTGAAGGTGATGGTCATTTTAAAGTGGTTCTTTATCGTGTGGATAGAGATTTGACGCCAAGTGACATATACAATGAGGCCAGAAAAGGTGAGGTTGTATATAAAACACCTGTGGAACTTTCGGTGATGCCACTTATAGCAGAACCAGAGAATAAGACATTTAACGGAAACGGTAGCTTAAGAGACCTTCAGGATGGTACACTCACATTCAGCGTTTACAACGATCACCTTAAAGAGCTGGATGTCGAGATATCTTATGGTGATTACATCGGTTATCCTGTAACTGAGACAGATGTCAGGTTTTTTAGCGTTGTTAACGATGGAATAAAGAATTACGACAATAAACACACTATTTACGGTTATAAGGGTGCATATAGAACCATACTATGTGCGCCTGTGGATTACAACGAATTTGACTCCCAATAATAAATGGCTCTGCCCAAAGGTTTTCGTAACGATATTAAGCTGGTCAACCCAAAAGTTGGTCTTGAACGCAGACAAGAGATGGTCGATTTCTTGTCAGAAAAAAATACGTTCTTACCTAAAGGAGTACATTATAAAGATATCGATGCCACTTTTATAGATTTTATAAAAGGTGACCTTAAAATTGTGGTTGATGGCGAGGAAGTTCCAGTTATTTTTTTAACAATACAAAGATACTCTGAATTCACAAAGACTTGGAAATTCACGGATGAATATAAGAACATTAAACTACCTTTTATAACGATAGTCAGAAAACCTGATGTACAAGTAGGTACGAATTATGCTGGATTGTATAATATACCAGGCAAACCTCTATACACCTACTACAAAGTACCCACAAACGATGGGGCTAGAACTGGTATTGACCTATATAAAGTTCCACAACCCACATCAGTAGATATCACTTATGAAGTTAGATTATTTACCAATAAAATGTCCGACCTGAATCTTTACAATGAGAAGATTCAAATCGCTTTCAACGCCAGACAATATTACATATGGCCAAACGGCCACCCTATGCCTGTGACTTTGGAGAGCGTGGGTGATGAATCTAATATCGATGATTTTGAAAATCGTAGATTCTACGTTCAACCATTTGAGATGTTATTGGCTGGTTATATTTTGGATGAAAATGACTTTGAGGTTACACCAAGTATAAATCGTGCAATGGTGATGTCAGAAATAAGCACTGACCCAGCTAGGGCCAGAACCGCCGAGAAAAATGTCAATACTAGAGGTCCTATTGTCGCGGTTCAAGGTAATGTAAGGGTGGTGAATACCATAGGTAATTTTATTTCTACCGTACCTTGTAATGAACAATATGTTGTACAGAATTCAACTATTTCAAATTCTGGTAATACATATTCGGTATCGCTACCAGCTACAGTTAATTTATCATTACCTAATATCAGTATCAATTCAACTAATTCAGGGTTTACAGAAACGATTCCATCTGTTCAAAATTATACTATACAAGATAATGTGTGGGTTAACTCAAATGGTGTAACAGGTTCAAGTGAATATGGTGAAACGATTATTTGCACACCTGTTAGTCCTGTTAATTTATTGATTAACGGTGTACAATCTGAAGTATTAAGTGCTGGAACGAACTTTAACCTTATAGCTTTATTAAATGGGATATCTGGTGGTACTTATATTGCTTCAGCTGATACATTATCATTCACTACTGACCCATTTGCAGTTCGTTCAGATTATATTGAAGCAACTGAAACGCAGTATATTGGTTTTGGTTTTCCGACTACAATTGATACTGATATAATAACAATCAAAAGAAATATAAGAAATCCAAGTACAGGAGTAATTACAACCGCATATGCTACAGATACTTGGAATAATCATTTAACAGCAACTTACACTTAAAAATAAATAAATCAAAAATGGAAACAAAATTCACATTTATAATTAATCAAGTCAACGGCTCTTATGTCATTATTGCTAAAGCCTATAATGATGAAGGTGATATCTCAAATCTAACAGACCAAGCTAATACTATTGAAGAAATATTTGCTATTCAAGCAAGTTTCTACAACACTAATAAAACTGAGAAATAATGGCTACGATAACAAGTGCGGCAAGTGGTAATTGGTCGAACACAGCAACGTGGGTTGGTGGGGTTGTACCTACATCTATTGACACGGTAATTATTACATCTAGCCACATTATACAAGCAGATGTTAATATTACTGTGGTTAGTATAAACTCGACAAGTACTGGTTATTTAGAAGTAACGACAAATCGAACTATTACAGCGTTATTACTGTCAGATAGCGGTAATTCAACTGCCGAGTGCATAAGAATAACGAGTACTGGACTTGTCGTTAATATCATTGGTAATATTCAAGGATCTTTGACGAATAGTGGGAATCGGTCTTCCGTTTTACGGATAAATGGAAATAACAATAGTGTCAACATTACAGGTAATTTAACTACGGGAATTTCGCTTTACCAAGGTGATTGTATTTTAGGTACAGGTACTGGCAATATCGTTAACATCACAGGAAATTTAACAGCTTCGGGAACTGGTGGTGATGTATGTTATCCACTAAATATGACGGGCATCAATAACGTTTTCAATGTGATTGGTACGGTAACATCTACTACTGCACGTTGTGTAATTTTAAGTACTGGTTCACAATTATTCTTTCAAGGTACAGTTACAGGTTCAGCTACTGTTGCAGCATTTACAGGCACAGGTACAGTGATATTGAAAACTTCTGCCATTGTTAATATGGGTTCTGGAAGATTTCCTATTACTGCAACATTTGTTAGAATTAATGCGGTTGGTGATAGTATTAGAATTAATTTTTCTCAACTAGACAATACACAAGTACCTATGTTCACTTCTAGTTTAATTACGGGATTTCCAGTTCAATCTGATGTGGCTGATGGTACTGTTTATGGTGCTGCATCGGAGCTTGAGGGTACACTATTGCCTTGGGATGCTGCCTTTGCGCAAACATTAGCCACAGCTCAAAGTAATTTGCAAATACCTGCTATTTTAGCTGCAATAACACCATAATAAATAATAACCAACTATGAACCCATATATGTAATAGTATTGGTTCAGTAACCGAAATAGTTACCCCCACAAATCTTGTGACCAATAGGCTTGTGAATATATTAACAGTTCAAACTACTGGCGCTCAGTTGACCGCATTAACAATTTCTTAAGTTTTTTATTATTTCAAGGTTCATTATAACAATTTCGCATATTTATATAAAAAGCTAATAATATTAAAATAAAAAACGATATCTAAATGCCAGCAAACAGTGTATTTGTAAGCCCAGGGGTGTTTACCTCAGAAACCGACTTATCTTTCGTTACTCGACAGATTGGTGTGACCACATTAGGTTTAGTAGGTGAAACCGTTAAAGGTCCCGCTTTCCAACCCGTGTTCGTAACAAACTATGACGAGTTTACAGCGTTCTTTGGTGGTCAGAACCCAACTAAATTTAAAGCTACAGGTTATCCTCAATACGAATTACCGTATGTAGCCAAATCATACCTTACCCAATCAAACCAATTGTTTGTCACTAGGGTATTGGGATTTTCAGGTTATGACGCAGGTCCAGCTTGGGGTATCACTTTGGATGCCGCATTGGACCCATCAACCGTTACAACCGCATCCACAACAAGCTATTCTGGTTTCAGTGGTAACTCGCTTATCACATTCCAAGTAAGTTCAGGTGGTACACTCACTTATCAAAGTGCCGACTCTACCGTTCAAGCATTGATTAGCGAGAATCTTCTTACTTCTCAATTATCATTCTTAGCTTCAGCTAGTGTGGGTGACCCTACAAATATTCCAGCTACTTACTTATCTACTCAAACTAATAACGTATTCTCTGGAGCATCATTTAATCTAGTTGTAACTGATATAGTTCCATCTGGTGCGACAGCTTATACTGGTTACACTTCTGGTGTTACCATTACTTTGACTGGTACAGGTTATACAGGTATTGAAGATAAAATCGTAGCATTACTACGTTCACGTGGTGAATACTTCGGAACTCAACAAATCACATTTGAGGTAACTGGTAGTTCTACCTCTAACGCAACATTCGTTGAGTTTGCGTCAACCCCAACTAGCGCGAGTAGCGACCCATACGGTGATTTCGCGTTATCTGGTAATGCATTTACTCTAGGCAACTTTGATTATAATTGTTCATTTGACCCATCTAAACAAAACTATATCACAAGGGTATTGGGTAGATCGGAAAAAGACGGTAAAACAGCTTTATTTGTTGAAGAGATTTATCAGAATATGTTGGACAATGATATATCTGATGGTAAAGTAAGAGCAATAAACTTAGTTAGTTTAACGGATTACTCTAGTGTTTTGGGTGAACCTTTCGATAATTATCTACAAGAATTCTCGCCAGCCGTTACACCATATGTCGTATCAGAACTTAGGGGTACTAACCTTCTTAGACTATTCAGACTTTGGACAATTTCTGACGGAAATACCGCTAACGAAGACATTAAGATCTCAATCACTAATATTAAACCTAGTGAGCGTGAATTCGATATTGAAATTCGTAGATTTAGCGATACTGATGCAAATAAATTTGTATTGGAGCGGTTCTCAAGACTTTCTATGGACCCTAGAGGAAATAACTATATCGCAAGACGTATAGGTACTTTGGATGGTGAATATGCCTCTAATTCTACGTATGTTCTTGTTGAAATGGATGACACGTCTGACACATCAACCACTTTCCCAGCTGGTTTCATAGGTTACCCACAAAGAGACTACAACCAAGTGTCTAATAACGTGGTATTCCCGAATATCACATATAAAAAGACTTATGGTGGATATGAGAATAAACGCAAAGCTTTCTTAGGTTTGTCTAATATAGTTGGTATCGACCAAGATTTCTTTGATTATAAAGGTGTTCCTGATATTAGTGGACTTGATATGTGGACTGGTCTTACAAAAGGCTTCCACATGGATATCAGTGCAACTGGCGCTACCATTGATGGTATTGAAATAGTTATTAACGCTTCAGGTGGCACATATTCTCCAATATTCTTATTCGATACTGGTTGCTGCCCATTCCAAACAGAAGCTGGTATACAAGGTACTGCTTATGAAAAAATCTTCGCAAGAAAATTCACATTCGCACCTTACGGAGGTTTTGATGGTTGGGACGTTTATAGAGATAGACGAACCAATACTGACCCATACTTGATTAACGGAATCGCTGGTCAAGATGGTCTGATTGGTGGTGCTAATGCAACATTTAAAAACCGAGTC